CTACCTAATCTTCGAACAGTTGTTTGAGTATCAAAGATATGACCCAGTAAATCTGTTGTGTTTGCTTTACCTGCACCTGTAACATTATATGCTTGAAGGTGAGGATAGCTAGCTTTAGTTTGTCCAAAAAGAGTAGCAGACGAAGCTAATAACTGTGAAGGTAATGAAGTGAACATATTTTGCTCAGCACCTGCGGTAGTTATTGATCCATCTCTATAGATCTTGTCAGTTGCCGCACATCTATAAGCTGCTGTAGCTGAACCTGCAGAAGATAAGTCTACTGCTGATCCACCGCTTGTAGCAGAACAAGTTATTTCACCGTCCACTAGGTTTATAGCTGTTACAAAAAACGCTGTTGTATCATCAGCGGCTCCGCCATCGGCGGCTCCTCTAATCATATTAGCGTTAGCAGAGTCAGCAATCTGAATCTTCTGTCCAACTTGGAATACCTCTGGCCTATCTACTACTAGTACACCAGTGTCTGCATCATCAACATTGCTGATTGTTGCAATGCTACCACCGCTAAGTAAGCATCCTGATAGTGCTTCTTTCATTGATTGTGCAAACACATCAATTCTATCCGGAAGAATACTTAAGAATGATTGCTCTAAGTTCCCATGCTCATCCAAATCTCTTTGGTTAAATTTCATAGAACCCCAAAGTTCTTTGTAACCAGAAACTTCCCCTCTTACGAAAACATCATTGCTGATATCATCTTCAGCGGTAAGCGACCCAAAAGAAATCGAACTTGCATTCGCTCCTACAAATGGAACTTGTAAAGGTCCGCCTTTCCAATTTTGATCTTTCTCTACTGTAGAGAGAAAGTAATCTCTTTTTATAATCTCATCCGATAATAACTTATACGGAAGGTATTGTTTTAACATATCGTTAAACGATCTTGTTGACATTTTAGTCTCCTATGTTTATGTGTTAACCATAGCTTGGTGTATCCTTTTAAGATCATCAATAGATGATACTTCCTTTACTACAGCGGCAGTATTATTACCTTTCACTGTTGGTAAAGTAGGCTTTTGTCCAATATCGGCTTGCACTTGTTGTTGTTGTTGTTGTCCTTCTCTAAGTCTTTTAAGTTCCAATAATCCCCTGTTGTCATTAACAAGTCTGCCAATGATATCTGGTATTTTTGGATCTTGTCCGCACCTAATCATATCTTCACCCATCCAGTAAAACTCTTTGATCATATCTCTGTTGTTCTCTTTCATTGCGTGATAAACGTCCATTCCGTCAGGAATACTTTCAACACATTGTTTAACATAAAGCATTTCTTTTTCTTGATCGCTTGTATGTTGTTGAGATTCAAACTGCTTCATTCTGCTTTCGACAGACTGTAGTTGATCTTGTAGTTCACGATTTTGATTTAGTAAATTTCTCTGGTCATCAGGGAGTTCAGACTCTTTAGCTAAACCGTATGCATACTCCAGTAGTTTTTCCTCAGATAATCCTAAAGCTTTTCCTACTTCACGAAAATCCCCTGTCTGGTTTGCATGGTCCACATGTTTCTTTAGAGTTTTAAATCCATCAACATATGTTCCGGCTTCGCCCATAAGTTCGTTGTATTCTCTTTCTCTGGAAGATAGCTTGTCCTTGTAACCATCTAAACCTCTCGATTTAGTATAGAGTTCCCGTAGGGCCTCTTCTTGTTCAGGATTAGATATTCCAGCTCTTAAGAATTCATCAAACTCAAATTCTTCATCTTTAACTTTATAGCTGTAGTTTGGCGTATACTCAGCTACCTCCTCTGTAGACTCAGCCTCAGGGCTTTCCTGCTCTTCGGTAGTTTCTAAAACTTCTTCGTCTAAATGTTCGTCCAATACTTCTTCACTCATTCCTATACTCCTTGGCTTGCGGCCTCAGTTATTGGGGCCTCAGTTTGCGGCTGAGATTCTTGCATAGGGTTTACTGCTCCTGCTACGTTAGCCTGTGATTGCTGAGGCAATTGAGACTGTTGAGCAAGATAAGCTCCCTGTGCGTTTAGTTTGTCGACCAACCATTTGATGGCCTCCGATGGTACTTTGATCCTCTCTACTCTTCCTGTAGTTGGGTTATTCCATGACGCATTTACAGTGGTCAGAAATCCTCCTTGAGGTACCATTCCCATTTGTTGCTGCTGTAAAGCTTGTTGCTGTTGAGCAAACATAGCTTCGTGCTGCTGTATCTTTTGATGATAAATTTGCTGAGCTTCCGGCGGTAGAAATTTAAAATCAGATTTTTTCATTCTATGATTTAAACCTTGTATATAAAACTGATGGTTATCATATGGGTTGACTGGAACAGGTTCCATTCTATCCATTGCAAGAACATCATTTCTTATATTGTCAGTATCTGCTGTTAATGTAGAAAATGCTTGATCCTTATTACCCGTAGGTAGTTCTTTAATAACTTGTCCTAACTGATCTGGTGCAAGTGAACTTCCTGCATACTGCATAACTTGAGTAAGCGAAAGTATTTTGCCAAACTTAGTTTCAACATCACCAGACTGTGGAATAACTTTAATTTGAAATCCATCGTCTTTCATTCTTTTGAATTCAGGTATGTTGACTTGTTCCGACCTTCCGGCAAGTTTAATTAAATGTTCTGGACCCAAATACTGTTTGGCCATTTTGAGAATCTTAGAGAATAACTCAACTTCAAACCTTTCATATTTAGAAACATATTTTACAAACTTCTTCTTATCTTTCATAGATCTAAAGAGTAATTGATATGGATCTCCTGAAGCAGGAGCTTTGTCTTCTAAGATTGATTGTAGTCCACAGGCTTCGTACATCTCACGTACTTGTGCTTGTGCATATGGAGCAAAATGCTCCCCAGTACGACCGGGCTGAATAATAGGTGGTTGGCCAGAATATTGTATTGCTCTAACTCCATTCAATAACCCTCCAGAATTTAACTTAGTACCCTTCTGAACAAAAACTTTATCATCACCTAATTGGATCTGATGTTCAGCTTGTTTACTAGAAGCTCTATTTATTTCTACCTGATATGGTCTACAAACTTTAATTATAGAAGTTGACCTTGGCGATGTAGTCATCTCATCAAAACCTTCGCCTACTAAAGGGAAGATACCAAAAGGTAAAGGACCTTCTGAAATAATGAAATCATCTACAAACATAACATAGTAACCGTCAGGATATTTCTGATTCGGTTTATAGAACAGCTCCTTAACAGCAACTTGTTCTTTAACATCTTTATAGTTACCAGTATTGGCATCAAAGATTTTATAATATTCTTTAGGAGTTGAAGCAGATAGCTCTTCCACCTTCTCAGGTGCTAAAGCCCTAACAGCTTCTTTTAACTCTTCCATCCCAACCATAGTCTCGTGAATCCACCATTCACATTCGTGAACATCTCTAGCTGTTGGATCTCTTTTTAAATCAAAAGCGAAGACTCTATCTATTACAAACTCGCCCGCCCTTACAAATTTACCTTTCTCGTCTTGGGCAACAACAGGACCTTTACTATAGTCCCATCTGATTTTACCCCAACACTCTCCAACGACAATAAAGTCATGAACAAATTTTTCTTGCTTACGTTCCCAAAAGTTCGTTTGCTTAACCCATTCAAGAACAGCATTGTTCATCTCTGAAGTTTTAACATCCCAAAGTTCATTATCATTATAAGGTACAGTTGTGACAGAAGGATTCCCTTCTAAAATAGAATTAATAAATAGATTTGTAATTCTGTGAATATGGTTTTTCACCAATCTGATTTTTTGTTTTGTTTGAGCAGTACCTTTACTTCTGATAGTATCTACAATGCTTTTAGCTTTTTTATTGTAATGATCACCTGATCTTAATAAAATATTAGTCCGTTGCTCTGCGAACACTTGATCGTCACATTGCTTTCCGGCCTTATACATCTTTCTCAATTTATCAATTGTAAAATCAGGCATGGCTTATATCCTCTTCTCTTAGAAACTTTTCGTAACCAAGTGGATCTACTATTTTCATCTCTTCCATATCGTGAGTTAGTAGTTCAGTTTCATCTTTAGTATCTAAATAGTCTGTATTATTATCACTTATTTCTTCTTGACGTGCAACTATTACCGGTTGACTGGAAGAAACTTCCATGTGTGAAACATACTTTCCCATGCCAAAGCTTAATTCTAACCCCTTAAAGGAGAAAGTTGCTACATTTGAGTCCTTACAGGCCTTTATAATCTTACAAATATCAATTGCCGTATAGATCCCCCCAGAATTCGAACTCGTTTTCGATCTCGTCCTCGTTTTCTTTCCTAAATTCTTCGCTGTCCCAGTATTCATACATTGCTCTCCTGTCATTTTTATCGGGTAAATTAACTTTTTTATCTATTTTTATCTCACCATTCTCTAAAACTTCTTCCCAATCTATAGGAATTTCCATCAAAGCATACCTTAAAGCATCAATAAAATCGTCTTTTGACTTGTTTTTAGCCGTTGTAACAAGCAAAGTCTCCAGTTCACGCACTAGTTTAATCATCTCTTCAT